CAAATTTTATATCCACAGGATATCCATATAGATAAGCATCTGGATATCCTGTGGATATAAAGTTTGTAGCATTAGAACTACTTAACGCATCTATAGTGCCGTAGTATGTTAATTGTAATGTATAACTTGCATCAGGAGTAGGTGCTAACTCTAATGAGTTATCTACAATTGCATAATATATTGGTTGACCAGTTACATTGTTGTTGGCTTTTCTATATACATCTAATGATTCTATTGATTGTTGAAATAATGGTCTAAAGTCGTTTGATGTAATTTCTATATTAATAGCTTCTAACCAATCTGTTGGTAAGCTCATATATTGACCATCTGCTGTAGCAGTAGCACGCTTTACCATGTCTTTGTTTCTTAATCTTCTATTAAACTCTGATTCAGTTGCATCAATAAAAAAGTCAAGTTGATTTGTTAAATCTGACCTATTTAAAAAATTAGCTATATTAGTTTTTAATTCATCGTATGTCATACTTTACCTTTCCATGTTCTAAATGGTTTATTGTCTGAATGGTTTAGCCATTTTTTCCATTGTGCTGAATCTTGTGACCAACCCTCTCGGACTGCTTTTTGATATACAACCATTGGTATTTCAGCTACATGCCTAAAATCTTTACCAGGTTTGTATTCAGACAAATTTTTTACATAGTCTAAAGTAGGTTGTATGTTTTGTTGTGTGTGATAAACAACCTTGTCATCCTCTGTAGCAAATACAGATTTATAACCTTGCTTGTGATCTATTAGTGTTGTTTTCGCCATGTACAGATTTTAGCACAAAAAAAAGGGATGCCGAAACATCCCTTTAAGGTTATTGATTAAACTTATGATACGTTTAAGTCAGCAACAACACCATGTGCAGCTTCGTTGGATACTTCTAATCCATACTCAACTACGATCATTTTTGTTTCTGCGTCACCTATTGTAGCAATATCAACAGTTTTAAAGTCTCTTAAGTAAGACACTTTAGCAAACTCTGGATCTACTAATAATAGTGATGTTTCTCTTGATCTGTTTGATGGAACGATTTTTAGTTCACCAAAGTCAGATGAGTAAACAGATACTGAAGCTTCAACTGTGTTTGCATCAACAAACTGTCTAGCTTGAGTTCTACCTGTGAAACCAGAAATAACTTGCTTATTGTGTGGACCACAAATAGCTAAGTTTGGCTCACCGCCGTTAGTAAACATAGTTTGTAGAACACCTTTTAATAAGTCCTCTGTTAAGTCTCTGTCTGTTCCGTCTACTGGAGCAGCACCGCCACCAGCACCTGAACCGCCTGAACCTCTTGATACGTTTGATGTAATCCAAGATTCAAAACCACCAGTTTTTCTAGCTGTTGTAGCATCACCAGTTGTTTTAGCGCCGTTTTGACATAGAGCTTCTTCCATATCTCTTTTTAGTGCTTTAGACATAATAGCAAGCTGATGAGCCATTTCTGATCTCTTACCAGCTGCATCTGAAGCGTCCTGCGAACCTGTTACAGTTGCGTCTCTGCTTGAAATCATAGCAACATTACTTACCCTTGTTGTAGCTGTTGAAGCTGATCTTGATAGTTCAAAACCCTCTAATTGTCCAGCTGAACTTGGTGTAGGTAATACTTCTGTTTGCCAATCAAACACTACGTTCTTAATATTTCTTTTTCCAATTGACGACATGAACGGCGTTTGCATTGGAGAGATGTTGTAAATGATATTACTTAGATCTTCTCTGTCAGCAGTTGCTGAATATGTGTCAAAAGCATTAGTGACCTTCGCCATAATATACTCCTATAAAATTAAATTATTTGTTCAAATACTTTAGCCGCATCCTGAATCTTTCCAGTTTTAGCTAATTTTTGTTTTGCTTTCTTCACAGGTGCTGTCGTTTTTGGTCGGTTAGTAGTACCAGGTCTAGCAACTCTAGCTGGTGCTTTTTGTGTTGGTTTTTTCTTTGTGGCTTCAACTGTTTTAGAGTTTAACCAAGCATTTCTTAAACCAAGTAAAGCACGATAATCATAAACCTGTTCAACTTCTTGTTCTGAATACTCCAAGTTGTTGATTGCATAGTCTCGGATAGCCAACTTTTCTTTAGCAGCAATCTCAGGATTCTGCCATTCTGGGATAATCTCAAGAAGTCTTTTATTACCATATTCAACAAACTGCTGAATCTGTTGTTGCTGTTTAACTAATGCTTCTTGTTGAAGCCTTTGTTGTTCAGCGCTAACAGCTTGTAATTTTTCTTTCTTTTCATCCCAAAGTTGTTTTTCTCTGACGTAGCCTACAGGATCATCACTATATAGATTTTCCCAGTCTGGTTCGTTAGCCAGTTCGCCCTTTAATTGAGCTTCCATCTTCGGTAACAACTGCGAATAAATCGCATCTCTTTGCGCTAACTCTGCTTGCTGCTGCTCAATAGTCTTTCGCTGTTGAGAGAGTTCTTGTGTTTTACGCGTATAATCTTGCTGACGAGAATATCCGTTGACGAGTTCCTCTTGCGTGACTTCTACCTCTTGGCCATCTACCTTTACAGTAAATGTTTGAAGTTGCGGAGCTTCCTCTTCAACATCTGTTTGTTCTTCTTCAACCTCTTCTTCATATTCGTCATCTTCCAATTCATCTGCAATCTGTTGATCTATTTCTTCAACATACTCAGAATCATCTTCAATGACTTCTTCTTCTGCTACTTCTTCTATGACCGCTTCATCAACCTTATCCTCTTCAGGGGTTAAAAAACTTTCAAACATCGAAGTAGTAACTTCGTTATCAGTTTGTAAAGCAGTCGGTTTTCCGTTATTGCTCATATAAATACTCCTTAAATGTATTTAAGAGTATTTTATATCAATAATGTGTAGAAAGGGAAGTATTAGCCAATATTTCTAATTTTATTAATGTTTGCTTTAGTAAGCTTGCCTTTTTCAGCAATGATACGCAAATGTCTTTCAACCTCTGGTAATAACAATAATGATCTATGTAAATCTTCTCTGATATTTACATGCTCAATATCTCTTGAGTTTAACCAATGTGTTATGTATTCGTTTTTAAGATTCTCTATAGCTTCTTTAAAAACATCTGATGTTAATAATTGTTCTGCTTGTGCAGCTTTTAATACGTCATCTTGTGATATTGCCATTATGATACTCTCATAGGTAGTTGTTGAGCTATTGAAAATTGACCGCCAGTTGGTTGTTGTAGTGCAGATAAATTAGACTCTAATTCAGATATTCTTGATAACAAACCAGATATGTCAACTTGTGGTTGTTGTGGTATTCCAGCTAATGCTGCTTGTATATCTTCTTGTGTTGCAAAGCCACTTAAATCTGGCGCTTGATATGTCGGTATATCAATACCAGCAATAGCAGCTTGGTTTGCAGCTATTTGCTGTTGCAATCCTGTTGGATCAAATATAGGTATTTCCCTACCTTGCAATGCACTTATTTGTTCTTGTAGACCACTTGGATCAAACATAGGTATATCACCTATGGATTGTTGCAAACCACTAATCTGTTCTTGTATTCCGCTAGGATCGAATCCAGGTCTTTGTTGCAGAGCTGTAATCTGTTCTTGCAAAGTTGATGGATCGAATCCAGGTCTTTGTTGTAGTGCGCTTATTTGTTGTTGTAGACCGCTTGGATCAAACTGTGGTATTGAACCTATTTGTTGTTCAAGACTACCAATTTGTTGCTGTAGTCCAGTAGGATCAAATTGTGGTCTAGTTTGTAGTTGGCTTATGTCTTGTTGTATAGACATAAAATCATCTCTAGTTGGTACTTGTTGTTCTAATATGCCAAGTCTTTGTTGCAATGTTGTTGGATCAAATGGTGTTATCTGTCCAAAGCTTTCTTGTAACCCAGCTATTTGTTGCTGTAATCCCGTAGGATCAAATCCAGGTCGTGTTTGCAATTCTGCTATTTGTTGCTGTAATTGTGTTGGATCAAATCCAGGCCTTTGTGAAATTTGTGTTATCTGCTCCTGTAGACCAGAAGGGTCAAAACCAGGCTGTTGCTGTAATGCAGCTATTTGTTGCTGTAGATTTGATGGGTCAAACTGTGGTATTTCGCCTAAACTTTGTTGCAATCCGCTTATCTGCTCTTGCAATCCTGTTGGGTCAAAACCTGGTCTTTGTTGTAAATCTTGAATTTGTTGTTGTAATCCTGTTGGGTCGAACTGTGGTATTTCTCTTGCAGATAATTCAGCTATATCTTGTTGGATTGACATAAAGTCATCTCTTGATGGAACTTGCTGTTGTAATAAACCTATTTGTTCTTGTAAACCAGAAGGATCGAATCCTGGTCTCTGTTGTAATGCAGTTATTTGTTCCTGTATCGCACTCGGATCGAAGCCTGGACGTGCTTGTAATTGTGCAATTTGTTGTTGTATTCCGCTTGGGTCAAATCCTGGTTGTGCTTGCAATTGTGCAATCTGCTCTTGTAGGCCCGATGGGTCAAAGCCTGGTCTTTGCTGTAAAGATGTAATTTGTTCCTGTAAACCTGATGGGTCAAATACAGGTATTTGTTGTGATTCCAATGCGCCTAATCTTGTTTGTAAACCTGTTGGATCAAAGGTTGGTACTTGTCCTAAAATGTCTGCCTTTAAGGTTTCAGTATCTATTTGTGGTATTCCTAGCAATCCTTGCAAGCCTGTTCTAAATTCTTCAGGTATTTGTATTTGTGAAAAATCAATACCAGATAAATCTATTTGTGGTAATTGTGCTGGTACTTGTTGTCTATCAAAAGGTATGGTTACGCCACCAATTCCTGTGCCTAAAAAACCAGGATCATCTGGCAATTGTGTTACAGGTGGTGTTACAGGTGGAACAAATATTTGATCGTCCCTAACTGGTGGAGGTGGTGCAACAGGTTTTTCTACTGGTATGTCACCATTAAGTTGCGCTTGCGTGTAACCCATAGGTTGTTCGGGCGAATAACTTACACCTGGTGCTATAACTTGTGACATTGGCATACCGCCAGCTATAGAACGCGCATAATCAAAACCGCTAGTGTATCCTGCGTTTCCTAAATTCGCCATGTTACCTGGTAAAATGTTATATATAGAACCTAAGTTATTAGCAAATAATGTTCTCTCAGGATCTTGATAAAATTCCATTTCACCTGTTTCTGGATTCCTTTTTCTATATGTATATGCCATATTACTTGCTGATTATTTTGTCCATTTTTTCGTCTAGTTTATCTAAACGATCTATAACTCTATCTATGCTGATTGTAAGCTCAACTTTAGTTACATAGTCTTTTGCAACTTCTTCGCGAGTCTTATTAAGCAGTATATCAACTCTTTTCATCTCTGTCGCGTTAGTTCTGATGCCATGTATGATTGGTGCGAATACTAATGTCATTACAATATTCCAAAACATCATGCCATCAAATTCCATCAGTAGCTCCAAATATGTGGTCTAGGTCTACCTTGTGAATCTTTAGATATATCAAGATGTATAAATCTTGCATTACCTTTTTGGTTTACACCAACACCAGTAAATCCAAAGTCTCTAGCCTTAGATATTATTTCTAATGCTTGTTTGCCTCTAACACCTATGTCTGCTGCTAAACCTAAAGCATGTGTACCAGGCTTTGATTTTTTAATTTCTACAGGATGGTCTGCACATCTATAACCAGATGTTA